ATCAATACTTCCTACACCACCGCCTGCTCCGATCTCAGTAGCACTACCACCTTGCCCATGAAAATAAAGTTTTGAGTTGTTAGCGTAAACCCTGACATCGCCTGAATCAGAAGGAGCACTAGGCGCTGAGATAGAGTCAAAGTCTACATAAGAAGTAAACTCCGGCTGACTAATAGGGGCTTTGGCATCTAGCTGAGTCTGAGCATTACTTGATAATGTACTTATATGGCCAAACTCTGTATTAGAAACAGAACCATCGTGTATAAGGTCTGCATCCAACCTGGCACTTGAAGTAATTGATGCTTGCTTAGCATTTAATTGAGTTTGAACACTAGACGTAGCGTCCATCCTATTTAAATAAGTAGATGTTGTAGTCATTGCAACATCTTCATTCATTTTAGGGCTTGTAAGAGTTTTATTAGTAAGGGTATCAGTAGTATCTGTCCCTACAAGAGTTGTGGTTGCATCTGGTAAAGTTACTATCCTATTATCACCTAAAGCCTCAGGACATTTTACAGTCGCAGTATGAGAACCATTATCGGTATCTTCTTGAAAAACAATAGACCCTGATGCATCACCATCACCCTTAATAACGGGGTTATCTAGGACCGCACCCTCTTTTAAACTGACCGCACCACTTGATACAGAGAAAGAATCAGAGTTAAAACTTGCTACACCTTTATTAGAAGTAGAAGCATCTTCACCAGCTACCGTTATAGTTTGGCCGGAGTGAGTAACGTCAACTCCTTCCCCACCAGCAAACGTCATAACTTGAGTGTCTAAATCTACAGCCGAGTTACCTACTGTATCTGTAGTAAAATCTAAATCCTGGGCAGCAAGCGAGGTTGTAACTGCATCAACATAAGTTTTAATAGATCGTTGAGAAGCTGCATGGCTTGCAGAATTTTCATTTAAATCAGTTGAGGTCTTAAGATCTACAGATAAAGTAACAGATTGGTTTTCTACACCTGAAGTATTAGATTTAACAAGACCAGTGCCAGCACTTAATTTGTCATTTAAAAAACCAGCCGTAGTATCTGAAGTGTTACTAGCATAAAGTTTATAGGTAGAGTTAACAAGGTCAGTATCTAGAACTAGAGCAGTCGCATCGGCATTATACTTTATAATACCATCGTTAGCTGGCTCAGGCATTTTAACATTAGCTAACGTGCTGTATGTTTCGGGATAAGTCCACGCTCTAT